GCGTAATCAAGGCCACTCTGTCGTTCGGCGGCGAAGTCGAGAACCGCATCGATGCCATCGCTGGACGCTGGGCGAACGTGGCCGCGATTACGCGCATTGACATCCTGACGAGCAGCAGCACGTTCGTCGCCAACTCCATCTTCTGGCTCTGCGCCGTGGACGAACGGTATCTCGTCGAAGAGCAGCTACTCGCCGCCGATGGGACGGTGACGTTCTCCAGCATCCCGCAACTGGACGGCGATCTTGTGGCGCTTGGTTTCGTGCGCACCGATCGCGCGGCAACATCCGACGACATCGACGTTACGGTCAACGCCGACACCACGGACGCCAACTACGCACGCCAGCGGCTCTCTGGGAGCAACACGACCACGGCGGCAGCGGCGGCGGCAGACCGTGCCTTCATCGAGGGCGTACCGGGCGACAGCGCGACCGCGAACGCGTTCGGGGCATTCGTGCTCTCGATCAGCCAGCACGCGAACGGGGTGAAGCAGCCGCACATCCTCGCCGTATCCGGCTACCACGAAACGTCGGGGCCGACCTCGAACGTGGCGGTCGCTTCGGGCCGCAGGGCCAACATCGAGGCGTACACGTCCCTGCTGTTCGCACCGGGCGGAGGCGGCACTAACTTTAAGTCCGGCTCGCTGATCTCCCTCTACCACGTCCCCAAGCGGCTCGTGGATTACGACAAGCTCACCGTGGACGCCGCGACGGTCACCCACGCGGTGCCATCTGGGTTGGAGGTGCTGGTGGAGTCGGTGTTCGCCCGGTCGGATGCGGTGGCGGCGGTCGATGCGATGGCACCAGCATTCAATAATGATGTGACAGCTGCGAATTACGATCAACAATACCTGACTGGTAATGGTGCAGCGGTTTCAGCTGCGCAAGGTTCGGCGGAAAGAAACGTCGTCAACATACCGGCTGCTTCGGCGGGTGCCAATATCTTCGGTGGCGGTTGTGTTTTGATCCCCGCATACGCCGAAACAGATCGCCATAAGCATTTCCTGACATTAGATGGACCTGCCGACGATGCAGTACTAATCCGTTCGATGCGATGGGAAAACGCCGCCGCAATCACCGAGATCGATCTGACGCTTACCACCGGTCCCAACTTCGAGGGCGACTAGCCATGCCGTGGGAACAACTCAAAGCGATCATCGACGAGAACCGCCAGCTTGCACAGCAGGCACGGCAGGAGCCGCCCGTGGCCTGCCCCATCGACGGCGACGTGCTCGACATCCACCCGGACGGGTCGCGCTCGTGTCCGATGGGAAATTTCGCATGGCCGTTCGCACGGCGAAAGGGCCGAGATGCCTAACTGGCTGGCGACGCGAGAACAGGTCAAGCGCGCCGGGAACATCACCGGCGTGTCGCTCAACGCGATGGTCGACCGCATCATCGAGGCGGTCTCACGGGACATCGACCGCCGCACCCGGCGCCGGTTCATCCCGATCACCGAGACGCGCCTGTACCGCTGGCCGCAGCGCAACGGCCGGTCAAGCATCCTGCTGCTGGACGCCGATCTGCTGGCTGTCACGACGCTGCAGACCAAGGCGCAGGACGCCAGCCCGACGACCATCTCGTCGGACGACTATTTCCTCGAGCCCGATAACTTCGCGCCGCCCTACGACCGCATCGAGATCGACCTGTCCGGGTCCGCGGCGTTCGAGTCGGGCAATACGTCTCAGCGATCGATCTCCGTGGCCGGTCGCTGGGGCTACTCGGAGGACACCGCAGCAGCAGGGACCGTGGCGTCGGGCCTCGCGTCATCCGCCTCGGCCGTCTCGATGGTGGGCTCGAACGGATCTCTGGTCGACGTGGGCGACACGCTTCTGATCGAGAGCGAGCAGCTTTTCGTCTCCGAGCGTGCGAACGCTCAGGTAGCGACACAGCTTCTCGACGGCGCGCTCACAGCGAGCCAGGCGGAAGTAGCGGTCACCGTGGACACCGGGACGCTGTTTTTCGCCGGCGAGATGATCCTGGTCGATTCCGAGCGCATGTTCATCGAGTCCATTTCCGGCAACGTCCTGACCGTGATCCGCGCCTACGACGGCTCCGTGCTGGCCGCGCACGACAACGACACGGCGGTCCATGCGTTCCGCACCTACACGGTGGTCCGCGGCGTCAACGGGACGACCGCGGCCACGCACGCAGACACCACGGCGGCCACGAAGTACGTACCGCCTCAGGACATTCGCCGCCTCGCCATCGCAGAGGCACTGGCGGGCTACCAGCAGGAACGGTCGGGCTACGGTCGCACCATCGGGACCGGTGAGGCTCAAGTCGAGTTCACGGGCAGGGCGCTCGATTCCCTGCGCAAGTACGTGGTCGACCACTATCAGCGGTTGAGGATTGCGACGATCTGATGACCACAGCCAGCGTGCGAATCGAAACCTCAGGGCCGCTGTTCTCGGCCAACGCCCCGAACATCGTGCGGCGGGCCGCGCAGCGCACGGTCGCGCAACTCGTCGAGATCGGCGAATCAAAACTCGATCAGATGCTCAGGCCACGACCCGCAGGCGTGTTCCTGTCGGTCTCGGAGGCGCGCACCGGGCAGGCCAGCAAGGGCAACTACCGCCGCAACCTGCACACGGTGGTCGAGGACCTGCGCGGCGTGATCTCAGACGGCGGCGTCGTGTACGGGCCTTGGTTAGAACTTGGGCGCGCGGGTACCCGGTTCCGCGGCTATGCCAGTTTTAGACGGGTAGGTCAAGAACTCGAAAAGCAGGTGCCTGCGGTCGCACGAAAGAACGTCGAGGACGCGGTGAGGGACCTGAATGGCTTTTAACATCAAGGCGACGTTGCAGGCGATCACGTCGTACCTCGCGGCCTCCGGGTACGTGAAGTTGGCGCGTCTCGGCGAGCCGAAGGCCCCGCCGGAGAACGTGACGGCCGCGGTATTCATGTCGTCGGTCTCGGTGGCGCAACTGACGCTGGGTACGACCATCGAGCAGCACGTCGTCACGATCCGGCTGTACCGCAACATGCTCGACGAGTCGGCGGACGTCGAGCTTGAGCTCGCCCGCATCGTGTCGGAGATATCCAGCGATCTTCTGGGCGAGTTCGACCTGGGAGCCACGATCCGCAACGTCGACGCGGGCGGCCAGTACGGGGTCGGGCTTTCGACCCGCTGGGGCTACGTGGACGTGGGCGGCACGATGTTCCGGGTCGCCGACATGACGGTCCCGCTGGTGGTCGACGACTCAGCGACGCTGGCGGCGTAGGGAGATGTCACAAAAATGTCATACCTGATTAAGCGGGGCTGTTCGACGAGACGCGTGCCGCTGGACCCGGCCGCAAAGGTGTTCGACCTGCGCACGCAGGAGTTCATCAATTACCGACCAGGCGACATCGTCGAGACGTTCCCGGCGCACGTCCCGGTCGACGAGTGGGTGCGTGACGGGGTGATCGTGGCCGTCGAGGCGCCGGTCGGTGAGGCCCCGAGCAAGAAGGGCAAACGGTAGATGGCAAAGCCCACTATCTGCCACCCGGATCGAAAGCACTACGCAAAAGGGAAATGCCATCGTTGCTATAAGCGTGAGCAATATAGGCCCACGCCTAGGGTCGAACGTAAGGCAGAATGTCATCCGGATCGCAAACACAAAGGCAAAGGGCTTTGTGGACCATGTATTCAAAAGCAAAATCGTGTAACAAATCCAGAATTGTATAAAGAGCAAGGGCGGAAATCCTACGCTCGCAATATCGAAGCGATGCGCATGCGAGCGCGACGACAAAAGGCGATGTTGAAAGCCGAACTTTTGACCGCATATGGCGGACGCTGCATGTGCTGCGGCGAGACAGCGCCAGAATTCTTGAGTATCGATCACGCTAACGGGGATGGACAAGAGCACCGTAAACGCGTTGGGTCAGGCGGGGTGTGGGGTGACTTACGGCGACAGGGATATCCGCGTGAGGGATACCGCTTGCTCTGCATGAATTGTCAGTTTGGAACGATGCGCGGCAAAGCCTGTCCCCATCAGGTCGCCAAGGAGCAAATTGCGTGAGTAAGCAGTCGGGGTTAGGCGATCAGGCTTACGTTCAGGGCTACGACCTGTCCGGCGACGTGGCGAGCCTGTCCCGGATCGCGGGCGGGCCCGGGCTGGGCGATCTCACGGGCATCAACAGTTCGGCGCACGAGCGCGTCGGGTTGCTCAGGACGGGCGAGATCGCGTTCACGTCATGGTTCAACGACGCGGCGCTTCAAGAGCATGCCGCCCTCTCGCCGCTACCGCTAACCGACGTGATCGTGTCGTACCTGCGAGGGACCACGCTCGGCAACCCGGCGGCCTGCATGACGGCCAAGCAGGTCAACTACGACCCGACGCGCAATCAGGATGGGTCTCTCCAGTTCGGCGTGCAGGCATTGTCCTCGCATTCCAAGGTCGGCCTCGAATGGTGCGAGCAGTTGACGGCTGGCAAGGCCACGCACGCGAGCGCGACGAACGGCACGTCACGGGACTACGGCTCGGTCTCGACGCTGTTCGGTGCCTCGGCGTACTGGCACGTGTTCTCGGTGGCCTCTGGGACCGTGGACGGCGAGATACAGGACTCGGCCAACGACACCGACTTCGTAGCGGTCACCGGGCTGGCCTTCACGGCCCTCACCGCGAGGGGCGCGGAGCGGGTAGCCACGGCGGCCGACGCGACGATCCGGCGCTACGTCCGATTCGCGTCCACGGACACGTTCACCACGGCTGTGCTATGGGCGGCCTTCATCCGGCACCTTACTTCAACACTCTGATGAACATCTACCAGATGGCCACCAATCCCTTGCTGCACGCCTCGCAGCTGTTCTCGATCAAACGGCCCATGGCGACGCACTGGCGGCCCGCCGCGTGCGCGGAAGTCCGGTGCCCGCATCACCTCAACGGCTGGCGGACGGAGATCGACGAACGCTCAGGCCTCGGGCAGGGGCAGGCGGCATACATCCGCCGCAACTCAGGCCGAAGGTTCGTCGAGGAGAAACAGGAAACGGGCCTCACTCGGTTCACGTTCGAGGCCGGCCAGCGGTGCTTCGGGGAGCACAAGTTGCCATCGGGGCTTGATCCGCTGTTCATCCGCCAGCGGGTCCGCTCGGGCATGATCGCCAGCACCCAGCGGGCCGAGTGGCCTGAGTGGATGGATACGTTCAACACGGAAATGGAACGGGCGGCAAAGGGCCGCTAGGAGGTACACGTGACTAAGCAGAGTGGCATGGGTATGACGGTCGCAGTCGATTCCTCGGCCCCGGCGGTGGAAGCAATCGGCAACGACATCACGAATCTGTCGTTCGCGACACCTCGCGGCGTGCAGGACATCACGGGCGTCAACTCGTCCGCGATGGAACGGCTGCTATTGCTCGCCGATTTCTCGATCACGATCAATGGCCCGTTCAACCCCGCGAGCTCTCCATCCTCGCACGACGTGTTCTCGACGGTGCCGAGCACGTCGGTGACCCGGACGGTGACCATCGTGGTCGGTGGGAAGACGTTGCCGAACGAGGTCCTATTCAGCGACTACGCGCTCAACCGGGGCGCGGACGGCTCGCTGACATTCACCGCGTCGGGTGCGCTGAATAGCACGGTCGTTCCGACCTGGGCATGAAGGAGTAGCACATGGGTTTCAAGATCGCGGCGGCCTCAGAGCGTCTGGCCGTCCTCGTGTTCGAGGGCGACTACAAGGGCGCGGAGGTCACGGTACGGCTCAACGTGCCCATGCGGGTGTTCATCGAGGCCCGCAGGGTGGCGGCGTCACAGGACTGGGAGCCGTTCCTGGCCTACTTCGTCGCCGAGGTCGTGCGCGGCTGGAACCTCGAGAATGCGGATGACCAGCCTGTCCCGGTGACGTCGGATGGGCTGGCCTCCGTGCCGCTCGACTTCCTGATGCGGCTGATAACCGAGTGGGCGAATCAGGTCGGCTCAGTCGCCGCCCCTTTAGTCTCGCCATCGAGCAATGGAAGGCCGTCGGTGGAGGCGTCACTGCCGATGGCGAACTCGTGACGAAACCCGCCGAGCTCGTGGAGGCCGAACTGATCGACGGCATCTGTCAGCGATACGGCTGCCTGCCTTCCGCGCTCATGGAAGAGGACGCAGACCTGTTGCTTGGAACACTCGCACTCGTAGGCATAGGAAAGGTCGAGACCGAGTAGATGGCGAACGAGGTCCGCATTGTAGTCAGTGGCGACTCGCGAGACGCCGAGGCGGCGCTCAAGCGCGCCGGTGGGGCCGTCGACGACTTCGCGAAGAAGGCTCGCGGCATCGGCCTCGCGATGGCCGCGCTCGGCGCCGCAGGCACGCTGGCGCTTGCGGGCGCCGTGAAGGGCGCCATCGCCGAAGCGGCCTCCATCAAGCTTCTCGATCAGGCGCTCCGCAACGTCGGCCAGTCCTACAAGGCGCAGGAAGAGGCGATTGAAGGCGTCATTGCGGCTCAGGAACGCAAGACGAACTTCGGGGACGATGCACAACGAGCGGCACTGCAGACTCTCGTCGCTCTGAGCGGCGATTACCGCAAGGCTCTCGATGCCCTGCCTGCGACGTTGGACCTTGCGGCTGGGCTAGAAATCGACCTTGCGACCGCATCGAACCTCGTCGGTCGCGCACTCGCCGGCAATACGGAGATGCTGACCCGCTATGGCATCCAACTCCGGGAAGGTGCGACGGCCGCGGAACTCAACGCCGAGATCACCCGGAAATTCGGTCGGTCAGCCGAGGCCGCCGCCAACCCGTTGACGCAACTTGGCAACGCCATCGGGAATCTGAACGACGCCTTCGGCAAGGCTCTGCTGCCCGCCATTCTCCCGGTGATCAAGGCGCTCAAGGACTTCACGGTGTTCCTGAACGAGCACCCACGCATCGTCGAGATCGCCGCGCCAATCGCGGCAGTCGGCACGGCGTTCCTGGTGGTCAACGGTGCGCTCCTGCTTCTCCTTGCGACCATCCCCGCGGTAATGGCCGCCGGGGTCGCGCTGCAGGTCTCGATTGGTCCGCTGCTGCTCGCCGTCTTGGGCATTGAGGTCGCAATCGTGGCGGTGATCGCCGCGGGCTACCTGCTCGTTAAGCACTGGGACTGGGTGAAGTCGCACCTCGACCTGTTCATCCAGATCGTCGCCGCGGTCGGGGCGACTATCTTCGGCCCAATCGTGCTCGGTATCGCCGCGCTAATCACGGCCGGCCGCTTCCTGGCTAGTCACTGGGACGACATCTCGGCCGCGGCAAAGACCGTCTGGAACGGCGTCAAGGACTTCTTCGTCGGCCTCTGGGACGACATCAAGAGCACCTTCGCTCGCGCGGTCGACAACATCCTTGAGACACGCGACCGCATCGTCGAGGGCTTCAAGGCGATTGCTCGCATGATCGGCGACCCTCTCGCGGGCGTGTGGGGTGTGATCAAGG